ACTACTAACGAAAAAGTTGCTTGGTCAGAAAATAATCCGTTTGGAGAATTCTAATGTTAGGTAAACCACCCTTTTATCATCAGACGATAAGGAACTGTATTATTGGTTTCGGTAAGATGTTTTCAGATGTAGAGTTTGAAAGATTCGATAACTCTGGTACAGCTCAGCAAAAGATATTAGTACCAATCGCATATGGTCCAAAAGAAAAGTGGGTACAAAGGTTAGAGCAAGATCCAACTTTAGAAGACCAACAATATACTACTTTACCTCGTTTGTCATTTGAAATGGCAGCGATATCGTACGACCCACTTAGAAAAACCAATCGTATGGGTACTCTTAAAATTAACAGGACATCAGCTGGTGGTGGCTCAGGTAAAAGGGATAAACTTTTTGCACCTGTACCATTTAACTTAGATATGCAATTAAATTGTCTTACTAAGACTACTGAAGATGGTTTACAGATAGTAGAGCAAATCCTACCCTTTTTTACTCCAGAGTTTACAATGAAGATAAAGAATACCGACCCAACTCTGGAAACTGAAACAGATGTTCCAATAATACTAAATAGTTCTAGCTTCGTAGATGATTATGACGGAACTTTTGAGATACGAAGATTCGTCACATGGACCTTCAACTTCACTCTAAAAATAATGTTATTCGGTGGAGTTGACCAAACTGGTTCAGTTATTACATCTACATTCGTAGATCTAGGTAATCCAGATGAACAACATAGGGCAACTGGTGACCTAAATAACTTACAAGTGACTGACTTGGGTTGGAATATAACTCAAAAACAAGATTTATAGGAGAAGTTTTAAATGGCAAAACAAGATTTAAATATTGGTACTCTAGCCAACGATGGTACAGGTGATACCCTTAGAGATGGTGGTACAAAAGTAAAGGCAAACTTTGACGAACTTTATACTGCCCTTGGTGGTAATACTGTACAGATTGCGATCCCAGGATCGGGAGTCACTAATGGTCAAGTATTAAAATACAACGCAAGCAACTCAGCTTTTGAACCAGACACAGATACTAATGTAAACACAACTTATACTGTATCCGCAGAAGTTTCTGGTACTGATGCTTCTATTAGATTGACTGGCTCAGACGCAAGTACTGATAATGTAAATCTAGTATCTGGTACAGGTATTAATATTGATAGAACTGATGCCGATAACATTACTATAAACAACACAGTCACAAACACAACTTATTCAACCTCTATTCAATCTGTCACAGCTGGTTCTAAAGAATTAAGACTATCTGGTTCAAACTCAGTAAATGATGACATTACTATTACTGAAGGAGCAGGTATTGTATTAACAAGTTCAAACGATGCTCAGCTTACTATTACTTCAGTGTCATTACAACAGTTTGACTTTTCAGCTGGTGATGGTACTAACTATACAGTTTCTGGCTCAGGTCTTTTAACTGCTGGTGAAAACGATCCACAACTATTTGTATATAGAGGACATACTTATCGTTTCAGACATACGATTGCTGCAAACGCACACCCACTTGAAATCGTAGAGTTCGGTACATCTACTGCACCTGCTGCTGATTATATCAGCTCAACTAACGCAACTAGAAACCTTGCTACAACTAATGATATTATTACATTCACAATTCCGATGAATGCTGCAACAGGAAATACTTACCAATATAGATGTACTGCTCACCCAAGTAGTATGCTTGGTACAATTACTGTTGTATAATAATCTCCGCAAGGAGGACTAATGGCATCGACCTATTATAATGCAAATCAAAATCTAAAAGCTGTAGGTGTTCCTGTAGAATTTACAGAGGAACAAGTTAAAGAGTATATCAAGTGCAAACGCAACCCAATATACTTTATCGAAAACTACTGCAAGATTGTATCACTTGATGATGGTGTTGTTGATTTTAAACTGTATGCTTGTCAAAAAAGAAAAGTAAAACATATCATGAAGAATCGTCAGACGATTCTAATGGAAGGAAGACAGCAGGGTAAAACAGTCGTAAGTGCTGCATGTATATTACACTTCACATTATTTAATGATAATAAGACTGCTGCGATTATGGCAAACAAAGCTACTGCTGCCAGGGAAGTTTTATCTAGATACCAACTTATGTACGAGTACCTTCCTAACTGGATGCAACAAGGTGTAGCTGTTTGGAACAAGGGTGATATAGAATTAGAGAATGGCTCAAAGATATTTACTGCTGCGACTTCTAGTTCAGCGATTCGTGGTAAATCAGTAAACTGGCTTTATATTGATGAAGCTGCAATTATACCGAATACTGTAGCAGAAGAATTTTTTACTTCTGTTTATCCTACGATCTCAGCTGGTAAAGATACCAAAGTATTACTGTCCTCGACACCTCTAGGATATAATCACTTCTGGAGATACTGGGAAGCTGCACAAGAGGGCAGGAATGATTTTGCTCCATTGTTTATACCTTATACTGATATCCCAGGAAGAACTAAAAAGTGGGCAGAAAAACAAAGAGCATTACTTGGTGACTTAAAATTTAATCAGGAAGTATTATGTGAGTTCTTAGGATCTAGTGCTACTCTTATAAGTGCGAGTGCAATAGGTGAAATGAAACCCAAGCCATTTATATTATCAAGAGATGGTTTAGATATACAAGAAGAGCCGATTCCTGGACATTCATATACTCTAGTCGCAGATACTGCTAAAGGTGTGGGTGGAGATTACAGTGCTTTCGTAGTAATAGATACGACAGCAGTACCATATAAAGTTGTAGCAAAGTATAGAAACAACTCTATTAGTCCTTTACTTTATCCCAATATTATTGATAAGGTGGGCAAGGAATATTATAATGCTCAGGTATTAGTAGAAACAAATGCTAGTGAGCAAGTACCTTATATATTGTACAACGAACTAGAGTACGAGAACATGATTATGGTTTCTCGTACAAACATGGGTCAAAAGATTACTGGAGGGTTTGGCTCAGGTAAAAGTCAGTATGGAGTAAATACTGATAGAAAAATTAAAAGAATTGGTTGCCAGAATCTAAAAACATTAATAGACGAAGGCAAACTACACATTTATGATGGGGATATTATAGGTGAGATAAGTACCTTTATTGAAAACAAAGGATCTTTTTCTGCTGATGACGGATATCACGATGACTTAGTTATGTGCCTAGTATTGTTTGGTTGGCTTACATCAGACTCTTATTTTACGGAATCTAACGATGTAAATTTACGAGAAGAGATGTATAAAAACCAGATGAAACAGATAGAAGAGGAGTTGACTCCTTTCGGTTTTATTAACGATGGGCAGAAGTACGATGACGAGGAAGAGCTTTTAAACTTCTAAAATCGTATAAAAACTAAATAAAAGCATTGGGGAATTAATAGTTCCCTTTTGAATTAACGAATTCATTAATAAGGAGAAACAAATGGCTTTTCAACTCAGTCCTGGAGTAGTTGTCAAAGAACAAGATTTCACTTCAATTGTACCTAATGTGGCAACATCATCTGGTGCTTTTGCTGGGAACTTTCAATGGGGTCCAATCGAAGACCCTGTACAAATTGTTTCTGAAAATAACTTAGTAGAAAGATTCGGTGAACCTACCGACGCAACTTTCGATAGTTTTTTCACTGCAGCTAACTTCCTATCATATTCAAATAACTTATTGACAGTTCGTGCCGACACTACTGCTGCGAGAAACGCAGTTGCTACTGGTACAGCTGTTAAGATTAAAAACTTAAATGACTACACCTCTTCATATGTTGGTGGGTCAAATAATGTCGGTACTTTCGCTGCAAAGTGGGCAGGCACAAGAGGAAACTCTCTTAAAGTAGAGATTGCTGACTCAGCAACTTTTGCTTCTTGGGCAAACAAAGGAAACTTCGATAGAATTCCTGGCACTTCTGCTTCAGTTGCTGCTGCAGGTGGTTCGGATGACGAACTTCATGTACTAGTAATTGATGAAGATGGTTTGTTTACTGGAACTGCTGGTTCAGTTCTAGAAACTTTTGCTCATGTATCTGCTGCAAGCGATGCTAAAAAGTTCGACGGATCTAATAATTTTTACAAAGATGTAATTAACTCACAGTCAAGATTTGTCTGGTGGATGGATCATCCAACTGTCACAGGTACTGCATGGGGTGCTGCTTCAAGTGGTACTACTTTTGGTGACCTTGGTGCAGTTTACTCAGTAAGTCTAGATAGTGGTGTAGATACTGCACCAACTGCTGGTGATATTCAAACTGCTCTTAGCATTTTTGCTAATGACGAACTGTATGACATTTCACTAGTTATGGTTGGTAAAGCTCCAGCAGTCACTGCTACTTATGCAATTAACAATATTGCTGAAGTAAGAAAAGACTGTATGGTATTCTGTTCTGCTGAAGATGCTTCAGGAAATACTATCCTAGCAACTGATGCCGACCCAGTGGGTGACATTACTACTTACCGAAACTCATTACCAAGCTCATCTTATGGTGTGCTTGATACTGGTTCTAAATACCAGTACGACAGATATAACGATAAATATAGATATGTACCACTAAATGGTGACATAGCAGGTCTCGCTGCAAGAACTGACTATGACCAAGATGCTTGGTTCTCACCAGCTGGTGCTTCTAGAGGTCAAATCAAGAATGTTGTTAAATTAGCATTCTCACCAAACAAAACTCAAAGGGATACTTTATACCAAGCTGGTGTAAACCCTGTTGTAACATTCCCAGGAAATGGTACACAACTATTTGGTGACAAGACTCTACTTTCTAGCGAATCTGCATTCAACAGAATCAATGTTCGTAGATTGTTTATCGTACTAGAAAAAGCGATTGCGATTGCTGCAAAAGCACAGCTCTTTGAATTCAACGATGAGTTCACAAGAAACGACTTTAAAAACGCAGTCAATCCTTTCTTAAGAGATGTACAAGGAAGACGAGGAATTACAGACTTTACAGTAGTTTGTGACTCTACTAACAACACAGGTGATGTAGTTGATAGAAACGAATTCCGTGCAGATATATTCATTAAACCTAACAGAGCAATTAACTTCATTACTCTTACATTTGTAGCTAGTAAATCAAGTGTAGACTTTAGTGAAATTGGTGGCTAAATATAAAAAAGGAGAAATAAAACATGGCTAATATTGCTGACTTTAAAGCGAACATGACTGGTGGTGGAGCTCGTCCCAATCAGTTCCGTGTTGACTTACAATTCCCTTCTTATGTCACTGGTGGAAGAGTTGCTGCTGTACAAGGACAATTTCTTTGCAAAGCTGCACAATTACCAGCTAGTACATTAGAAAACTTGCCGATCCAATATAGAGGTCGTGCTGTAAACTTTGCTGCGGAAAGAACTTTCGCTCCGTGGACTATTACTGTTTACAATGACACGAACTTCGGTATTAGGAACGCAATCGAAAGATGGCAAAATGGAATCCAAGAGTATGCGACTACAGAAGGTCGTACAAACCCTGCGGATTACCAAGCTGACTTGCTTGTAACACAATTAGATAGAAATGGTGCAAGTGTCAAAACTTATAAGTTTGTTGATGCTTTCCCTCTATCAATTGGTATCGTACAGTTAGACTACGACACAACAAATGCTATTGAAACATTTGATGTAGAGTGGCAGTACAACTTCTTTACAAGTGATACAGCTGAGAGTGGTGGATTAGGAGTTAATGTTTCAGTAGATACACCTATTGGTTCGTTCCCAATCAACATTTAATTATTAATAAAGGTGAATAAATTATGGCTGAATTTTTCGGTTTCGAAATTACACGGAAGAGGAATAGAGAACCTTTAACACCTGTCGCCCCATCACGAGATGATGGGTCTACAGTACTGACGGATGTTAGTGCATACTATGGTGTTACACTCGACCTTGATAATTCGATAAGAAGTGAAAATGCTTTAATCAAAAGATATCGTGAAGTCTCGCAGTACCCAGATTGTGATGGTGCGATAGAAGATATAACTAATGAAGCAATCACAATACAAGATGATGCACCTAGTGTACAACTAGTACTCGACGACCTACCTGTATCAGATAACATTAAAGAAAAAATTCATGAAGAGTTTGGAGAGATCTACGATCTACTCCAGTTTGACCACAAAGGTCATGACATCTTCAAGACTTGGTATGTAGATGGGAGATTATACTACCATCTTATTCTAGACCCAGCTAATCCAAAAGCTGGTATTCAAGAATTAAGATATGTAGATCCTATGAAGATCCGAAAGATTAAGGATATCAAGAAAGAAAAGAACTCTAAAGGATTAGAGGTAGTAAAGAGTCAAGAAGAATATTATATCTACAATGATAAAGGTATAAGCGACTCTAATACTAAAGGGATTAAACTGAGTAAGGACTCAGTTGTATTCTGTCCTTCTGGTAATGTTGACCAGAACACTGGTATAGTTTTATCGCATTTACAAAAAGCAGTAAAACCTGTAAACCAGTTAAAGATGATTGAAGATGCTGTTGTTATTTACAGACTTAGTCGTGCACCAGAAAGAAGAATATTTTATGTTGATGTAGGAAACCTGCCTAAGATTAAAGCAGAACAATATGTCAACGACATTATGAATAAGTATCGAAACAAAGTTGTTTACGATGCTACCACAGGTGAAGTCAGAGATGACAGAAAACACCTGAGCATGATGGAAGATTTTTGGATGCCTAGAAGAGAGGGTGGTCGTGGTACTGAAATCACTACACTCCCTGGTGGGCAAAACTTAGGAGACATTGCTGACATACAATATTTCCAAAGAAAACTTTACCAGTCTTTAAATGTACCTATGTCAAGATTACAAGGTGAGACTGGATTTACTTTAGGTCGTGCTTCTGAAATTACTAGAGACGAACTAAAGTTTAACAAGTTTATTCAAAGGGTCCAAAGAAAGTTCAGTCAGTTTATGATTGATATTCTTAGGATTCAATTAATTGCGAAAGGTGTAATGACCGATGAAGACTTTGAAGATGCTAGATGCGATATCAGAGTTGACTTTTTAGAGGACAATCACTTTACGGAGTTAAAGAATAATGAGTTGCTACAACAACGAGTGGGTATGCTTGGTCAAGTAGAACCATATCTTGGTAAGTTCTATTCGTTAGAGTGGGCAAGAAAAAATATATTAATGCAGTCTGAAGAGGAGATGAAAGAAATCGACGACCAGATTGAAGCAGAAAAGGCAGAGCAGGAAGCTGAGCAAGAACCAGAAGGTGGTAATGAAGTACCAGATATGGATTCAATGCAAACTACTGACGAGCCAGAAGATAATGAAGGAGAAGAATAATGGGAACTAAAGAACTTATAGATGCGATTCAATCAGGTGATGCTGAAGGAATCGAGAATACTTTTCAAGGTGTAATGTCTGCGAAAGTTGGAGATAAATTAGATACGATGAAGAAAGAATTGGCTTCAACGATGTTTAAAACTCCAGAAGAACAGGATGAGATAGCTGGTGAGCCAGAGGTCGAACAGGCAGAAGAAACTCCAGCTGAAACTGTAGAGGAACCAGCTGAAGATGGCGAAGAAGTTTAAAGATATCTATACTGCTTCTTCGGAGGATAGAGAACAACAACTATTAGATAGTATTGAAGTTTCTCTACCAGAGGAAAGGATAGCTGAGTGTATTTCACGACATAGTGATGTTGAAATAACAGATAAACTAATCGAAGAATACATTAATAAAGCATCCACAACGGATTTTAATATAGATCCTATACTTACAGAGATTAAGTTAAGGTCTATAAATGAGTTTAGAAATAAGCTCGACTATGTATTAAAAGATGGTACAAAGATCGCAATAAGTGAGAAAAACCAAATTTTACTAAATAGTTTACTGAAAGGCAAAGATGAGATCGTATCTCACATGTCTGAGAATAAACAAAACTTTATGGAAGTTTTAAAAGGAGTGTACTAAATGGCAATTGTTAAAACAGTTCTGGCAAAAGATAATCGTAAAGCTATCGTCAGAGTCACTGCAACATCGGCAGGTAATGTCACCATCGATATTGACAGTGATTTAAAACTAACAAACGAGACGATTACTTCTTCTGCTCTTAAAGTTGCCATACAGAAAATCGAATACAGCTGTCAAGCTGCACAAGATATTACTGTCGTACGAAACTCTGTCCTCGTGGCTACAGTCGCACCTGGAGCTCCGAAGATTGAAACTTCTATTCAGGACGAAGGAGACCAAGATATTGTTGTCACTTTTAGTGGTAAAGGTATGATACTTCTTCATCTTTCTAAAATGGGTGGCTTTAATGACCCAGTAGAAACACCAGAGTTTGGTGCTTACGATGACCAGACTGCTGTAGGAAGCTAATATGAAACTAATTAAAGAACATACTGAAACTGTAAACTATCTTATAGAAGAAGATAAAGAAACAGGACAAAAGAATTACAACCTAGAGGGTGTATTTCTCCAAGCTGATATTAAAAACAGGAATGGAAGAATTTACCCTGTAGATGTTCTTGACAAAGAAGTTAAGCGATATGTAAAAGAAAATGTCAAGAAGAATCGTGCGTATGGTGAGCTGGGGCACCCTGACTCTCCTACTATCAATTTAGATAGAGTATCGCACATGATAAAAGATTTGAAGCTCGAAGGCAAAAACTTTGTCGGTAAAGCTAAGATAATGGATACACCTTATGGTAAGATTGTTAAATCGTTGATTGACGAGGGAGCAAGTCTGGGTGTGTCTTCTAGAGGGATGGGTTCATTGAAAACTACCAAAGACGGAAGTTCCGAAGTTCAAAAAGACTTCATGCTTGCCACTGCTGCAGATATAGTTGCAGATCCGTCGGCACCTGATGCATTCGTGCGTGGTGTTATGGAAGGCAAGGAATGGATGTTCGTAGATGGTAAGTTTGTCGAGCAAGATATTGATGCTGTAAAAAGTTCAATAACTAAGGCAACAAGATCTCAACTCGAAGAAGCAAAACTTTTCGCTTTTGCGAAATTTTTAAAAGCAATTAAATAACCCATTTTATAAGGAGACTAACATGTCAAGTATAGAACAAAAAATCGCAGAACTCCTTGATGAGAGTAAGAAAGCTGAAGAGCAAATCGAAACTCTAGAGGAATCTGAAGGCTGGAAAAAGACAGCCGAAGAAGGCGAAGCTGAAGCTGCACCTGTAGAAGAAGCACCTGCTGAAGAAGAAGCAGTTGCTGAAGCTGAAGAGTCAGAAGAAGCTGCCGAAGAGGTAGAAGAAATCGAAGAGGGTGAATTACCACCTGCTTTGAAGAAAGCTATCGATAAAAAGAAAAAAGAGAATGGCGACGACGACGACGATGATGATGACGACGATGACGACGAAGACGAGAAAAAAGAGGGATACATGAACAATTCCAAGAAAAAGGATAAAGATAAAATGATTCCTAAAAAAGAAGAAGTCGAGTCTGATGAAGAAGTTGTAGCAGAAGAAACTGAAGAAGATGAAATCGCAGTAGATGTTTCAGAAGATGTTGAAGCATTGTTGAATGGCGAAGAACTTTCTGAAGAGTTCAAACAAAAAGCTACTACTATCTTTGAAACTGTAGTTGTTTCTAGAGTAAAATCAGAAGTCGCTAAATTCAAAAAAGAATTAGAAGAGTCCAATGCTAAGAGCATTGACGAAGCTAAAGAGAGTCTAGTTGAAAAAGTTGATGGATACCTCAGCTATGTAGTTGAGCAGTGGATAAGTGAAAATGAAATCGCTCTCGAATCTGGTATGAAGTCGGAGATCTTAGATGGCTTCATCAATGGTATGAAGAATCTTTTCGCAGAACATTATGTTGATGTTCCTGAAGAAAGATTTGACCTACTTGCTGACGCACAAGAAAAGGTTGAAGAACTACAAGGTAAGCTCGATGAGCAACTTGAAGCTAATGTAAACCTTTCTAAGAGTGTCAAAGAAATGGAGAAAGCAGAAGTGCTTTCTAAGGCATCCGATGGAATGGCTGAAACTGATAAAGAAAAATTTGCTGGATTAACTGAAGACCTCAGTTTTGAAGACAAAGAATCTTTTGAGAAGAAAGTCAATACTATCAGAGAATCTTACTTTGCTTCTAAACCAAGCAAAACAAATGTAGAAACTGTTGTGACTGATGAGCCAGTACAGTTAGAAGAAGAAACTAAGAAGTCTATTACAGACCCTAAAATTTCTGCTTATGCTGACATGCTCGACAGAAGCAACAAAAATAATTAATCTATCAACTTTAAGGAGATAAAAAATGGATAGAAAATCATTAATGGAAAAATGGTCACCTATTCTGGAACACGAAGGTGTAGCTCCAATTAAAGACACATACAGAAAAGAAGTCACTGCTGTACTTCTTGAGAACCAGGAAACTGCTATCAAAGAAGAAAAGCAAGCGATGTTTGAAGCTGTACATGTCAATGATGCTGCTGCTCTTCCTGACACAGGTGGTGTTGCCAAATTTGATCCAGTACTAATTTCATTGGTACGAAGATCTGCTCCTCAGATGATCGCTTATGACATCTGTGGTGTTCAACCTATGACTCAGCCAACTGGTCTTATCTTTGCTATGAAAGCAAGATACAGCACTCAAGGTGGTACTGAAGCATTATTTAACGAAGCTGACTCAGACTTTTCTGGTACTGGTACTCACGCAGGATCTAATCCTGTTGATGGTACTTACACAACTGGTACTGGAATGGCTACAGCAGACGCTGAGAACCTTGGTGGTTCTGGTGGAGGAACCTTCCAAGAGATGGCTTTCTCTATCGAGAAAACTTCAGTGACTGCGAAAAGTAGAGCACTGAAAGCTGAGTACACTATCGAACTTGCTCAAGACTTGAAATCAGTTCATGGTCTTGACGCAGAGGGCGAACTTTCTAATATCCTCTCTACTGAAATTCTTTCAGAGATTAACAGAGAAGTTATCAGAACTGTGTACAAAACTGCAAAACCAGGTGCTCAAACTGGTACAGCTACTGCGGGAACTTTCGATCTTGATGTTGACGCATCTGGTCGTTGGTCAGTTGAGAAATTCAAAGGACTTCTTTTCCAAATCGAAAGAGAAGCTAATGCGGTTGCTCAGCAAACTCGTAGAGGAAAAGCTAACTTCATCATCTGTTCTTCAGATGTTGCAAGTGCTCTAGCTATGGCTGGTGTTCTTGACTACGCACCTGCTCTTTCTACTAACCTAAATGTAGACGAAGCATCTACTACTTTCGCTGGTGTCCTTAATGGTCGCTACAAAGTATATGTAGATCCTTATTCTGCAAATGGTGCAGCAAGCCAATACTTCGTTGTTGGTTATAAAGGAACTTCAGCATTTGATGCTGGTCTGTTCTACTGCCCATATGTACCTCTACAATTGGTAAGAGCAGTAGATCCTAGCACTTTCCAACCAAAAATTGGTTTCAAAACAAGATATGGCTTTACAGCTAATCCGTTTATCCAATTGGATGGTTCTGGCGATCTAGTTGCTGACGAGAACTACTACTACAGAAGAGTTAAAGTCACTAACTTAATGTAATCTTAGGACTCTAAGGTACAATCCTGAAAGGGGAGACTTCGGTCTCCCCTTTTTTTATGCTTTACTTTTAAGTTTTTTTCAGGCTAAATAGTAGTATCGTTCATTCACTCTAAATGTAGCAGTGGACGGAAGTAAGTAGAATAGGAAAACCTCCCACGCAAGTGGGGCAAGCAAGTACCGAAAGGGAACGAGACCGACAATCTACCGAAGGAACGCAATAGGGGAACGGAAAGATTCTGTTCAGATATCAACCTATTACAATCTGGAGGAAACGATGACTACTTTCTACAGAGGTATCAAAGTCGATGGAAACATTGCCAAGGATGAGAAATTATCCAAAAGAGGTGGTGTTTACAGAGGTATTAAACATGGTGCCATATCAAAGGAAAGTGTAAAAGTCGCTACTGGTTTACAGTATCGTGGCATAGCACACTAACCTAAATTGATGGGTAAATCTGTTATATTCTTATAATCGGTTTGCCCATCTTTTTTTACTAAATAATTTCGGTGGTTATAAAAAAAATTCTTTTTATAACTAAATGTAAACACTTAATAGGAAAAACCATGTCCACAGTTATTAACTTAACGAAGAGCATGGTGCGAAAAACCAAAGCATTTGCCGAATTTCTAGCATACATTGCTCTTCCTTTAGGATTCCCTCTTGCCACATTCGTGACGATGCGAATGAGTTATTTTGGATACTAAAGAGAACTCACACAAAACACACGAGGACGATTGCGACTTTATGGTCGAGAATCCCATGTTATACATGGTGTTCATACCGACACTAGTTGCAGTCGTTCCTTGTACAATCGCTGCAACAGTTATCTGGTTTCATCAATATTATATCGGTGTCTAGTTTCTAAAACACCTAAATAGTAGCTGGAGATGTATTATGTCCAGATTGATTGAATTATACGAAAAGGCGATTGATTGGTTTCAAGTCACTTTCGAAATAGATTACTACAAGCTAATCCTGATGGCATTTTTAGCAGGAGTCGCTGTAGGTTTGCTTGCTCTGGGAATAGTGTTGTGAAAGAAAGTTTGTTAAAAGATATAGAGAACATCGATAAAATTATCGATAAGACTTCCGATCCTAAGTTGAAGGAAATGTGGAAGACCAAAAAAGACCTTAAAGAAAAAATAAAACAAAGGGAAAATGGCACCAGAGGAACTTCTAGCTAGACGGATTGCTAAACTTGAGCGAGTATATTTGCGTGCTCAAGACAAGCAGTTTAAAAAGATGTGGTCTACACACTTGCTACACTTAAAACGAAAACAAAAGAGGATAATTAATTGACAGCTTACTCAAATAAATTCCCAACTGATATTTCGCCATTAAATCCTAATGGCTTTACCTTTCAAGTTGATAGATTACCTGATACTACATTCTTTGTACAGTCAGTAAACTTGCCTGGAATTAATCTTGGTGAGTTTAATCAAGCTACACCTTATGTAGCCAATCCGATTCCTGGAGAAATAATCACATATCAAGAACTTGTGGTAGAGTTTCAGGTCGATGCACAGATGGTAAACTGGAAAGCTATACATGATTGGATGATTGGCTTAGGATTTCCAGAAAAATATGAACAATATCTCTCCTACTTAACAGCAGATGAGAGAGCAAAGATATCTGAGATATCCCAAAACTACTCAGACTCTACATTACAAGTCTTATCAGGGCAAAATCAACCTGTAAAAACCTTTAATTTTATAGATTGTTTCCCTATTTCCCTAGAACCAATACAATTTGAAGCTAAAATGCAGGATGTGATGATGGTTTCTACTCGTGCGACCTTTAAATACGCATACTACAAGATCTCATAACTTTACTTTTAAGAAAAAAACCTTTAGAATTAAGGTCTAAAGGAGTATTTTTACTATGAATTTACAAGAACTACAGGATGAATGGGCGAAAGACAGCTTGGTTGATGATGACCATCTAGATAAGGAAGCTGTACGCATTCCAAACCTACACCAAAAGTATTTAAAATTCCTAATGGAGTTCAAAATGAAACTCACTAAGCAAAGAGCAGAGTTTCATCAGCTAAGACGATTAAAAATTCGCTACTACAATGGTGAATTAGGTCGTGAAGAGTTAGAAGAACATGGTTGGGAGCAATATCAAGGCATAAAACCCATAAAATCAGTACAAGATGACCTATTACATGGGGATGACGACCTAATTAAGATGACAGTACGCATATCTTACCTAGAAGACATGGTATATGCGTCGGAAAGCATCATGAAATCAATATCAAGTAGAGGTTGGGACATAAAAAACTCAATCGAATGGAAAAAGTTTATATCAGGTGCCTAAAATAACGATAGAAAAGGCGAGTAATATACATATTCGCTGTTTTTCGGAGCCTTCGGTAGAAGCAGAGCTCTCTGACTACTTCACATATGCTGTTCCAGGTGCACAATTCACACCACAGTACCGAAGTCGCTTATGGGATGGCAAAATTAGGCAATATGACAGAGTTCGTCATACACTTTACCTTGGATTATACCGATATGTTGAAAAATTCGCTGTTGAGCGAGGGTATGAGATAGAATGTAAGGATTTAATCGTTGTTGACCGAAAAATACCCTTTGAAGAGGTAGAAAACTGGGTAGATTCCTTACAATTAGCATCCAAAGGACGAGAACTCGCTGTCAGGGAATATCAGGTTGAAGCTATACATAAAGCTCTAAATGATGAAAGAACGCTCCTAGTCTCTCCTACTGCGTCTGGTAAATCGCTAATCATCTATTCAACCCTTAGATACCTGCTAAATCAGGGCAAAAAAGCAATCATAATAGTACCAACGACCTCCCTCGTTGAGCAACTGTATAAGGACTTCGAAGATTATTCAAGTAAAAATGGATGGAATGTAGAAGACCATGTACAAAAATTATACTCAGGATTTACCAAAGTTATAGATAAAC